CCAAGGCGACCTACACCAATCACATCCTTGATTAGCCCAACCACAACAACAGCCTAAACGGTCTTCCCCTGGAATACAGAAACAGATACGTGGACGTTTACTGGTCCCTGATGTATTTAAAAATGCTTGAAAAGGAACTATTAGTGTTTCACCTGTATTGTTAAATGTAACCAAAATTGTGGTATTATTTAACGCTTTGACCGTGAAATTAAGGCTCTCATTCTTCAAAGATTGGGCAGACGATGCTGCTGCTATCGTTATCATTAAAAGAAATACAGCCAAAAATACTTTTAAGTTCATAGGCATAACCTCCTTAAGCTAATAGTAATCTATAATGATTTAAATTTTCCGGAAGCATTTCACATCAGGTGAATTAAAGCAAAAGCGTATCCCAGATTGACATTACAATCGGAATCAATCGGTCCACCTGGTATATTTAGCTGTTGTGTTTCATTTGGGAATTGCTTTGTCGCAATGTGGAACTTCAGTTTATAATATTCTGCGTCTGCTACATAAGCAGGGCGTTTTTGCTTGGCGTCTTCGCCCTCCCATAGGTGTTCAGTGTCGACTTTAGGATCGTTTTTAAGATGGCCTACAGCGATTATCTCACCAAGGGCGTTACTTATCACGATATCGCCCTCATTCATTGTCATCACGTTTTCATGATGGTAAAGCTTACTCCCATTACGAGATGTTGTTACAGCAGCAACTTTTCCATGTTTTTTAATTTCTTCGAGATGAGTATGAGACTGGATTACCCACCACACTTTTTTAATCTATTCTGCCATTGTAGATACCTGCACTAAGCATATCATTTTAACTGTTATTTAGCCAAATGGTTTGCTAATGCTATGTAAGTTATATGCACTCATCAAATACCCATCAAATACCTAAATCTAGTCACAAGATATTTTTATAAATATGCTTTCGACCTCGAAAGGTCTGATGGTGCGCCCCGGATTCTGTAGCACTTTTCCGTTTTCATTGATGCCGGTAATTCGATATCGGGCAATTGTCGTAAAATCATTCCATAGTATCCTAGAAAGGGTTGTTTGCCAGAAGCGATTCGTTACCACCCAAGCCAAAAGAGAAAATAGGCATGAAGACTTGCAGGTCATACGCACATCTCTTCTAACCGATATGCTTTTAGATTCGTGCATTCACCGGCCCGAATCCATGCAGATCATAAGCCTCCTTCACCAGCGCCGGCGCCACGGTGGCATAGATCTCCGTCGTGGACAGCCTCTTGTGCCCCACCTGCTTCTGAATCATGGGCACCGGCACGCCGGCCATGAGCGCATTCACCACATGGCTGTGCCTGAAAATATGGGGCGTGACCTTCCTCCTGGAGATCTTCTGCCTGGGCGAGACCTCCTGGATCCCGGCCTCTTCTGCCAGGCGATCTATGGTCCTCAGCACCGTCTTGGTGCACAGATGTCCCGAGCTCCGGCCGGGGAAGAGCCACTTCTGGCCGGGCTGCAGACTCTCCTGAATGGCCTGCAAAGTTCCCTGGCTCACCCGGGCGGCCCGGAAGTGACGGGTCTTCGTTCTGGTGCTCTGGATTCTGATGAACCCGTTATGAAAATCTATGTCCGAGACGCGGGTAGTGACCAGCTCTCCCACCCGGCAGCCCAGGTCGTAAAGGCAGAGGAGGATCAGTCTGTCTCTATCTTTTGCAACAGAGAACAGTGAGCTTATTCCCATACTATCTAGGTACTTAATCGAGTCCATCTGAGGTTCTATTTGGCAGAGGTGCTATATATCGATGTCTCTTTTCAACTGGAAAAGAGACATTCATCTTTTCCCACCTTGGAGGTAGTAATAGCTCACGGACAAGGAGATCCTCGATTACAGGGCATTTTACGGGCTCGGCTCGGATGAAGGATGCACATAAAAATACAAGCCTGAATATGTGATTCTAATTGCAGGTAGATTAAATAATTTAGCTTGTAGAGCTGAAGTCGAAAGATATATATCTTATAAATGTTATACGTATAATATGTCGAAAGTCGGTGATGGATTGCACCTTTAATTCTCCACATTTTCGCCATTATCGGCTTTCTCACTTAATCATTAATTTCGGAACTATTATGGGCTCGCTGCTCAGTAACTCTGTGTCAGTTCTATGGCATTTTGAAGAATTGATAAATAAGTGTCATAGAACAGATTTTAAACCTTGATTGCCAGGGCTTCCGGCCTTCAGCATATGGGTCTGGCTCTCAACCGCCAACTACAAGTATCTATAATGATTATATGGATAATTTGCCGCGTTTTGCGCTGCAGGAACGAGGACAAAGCTAACCGGCTGAGCTCTTAAGGCTAAAGAGTTCGATAGACGTATCCCACCGTAGATACGCCTGAGGCTCTGAAAACCTGAGAGGTGCTGTCTCAGAGCAGCATTCGGAAAGCAACGAATGGGCTGAGGTTCAAACGACCGATAAAGATGCACGCCGTAACGGGCGCAGCATGTCGTTGGTCAGCCTTGACGGAATCCTCGCTGAGGCCCAGGACGCGGCACAAAGCTGATGCAGAGACGAGCACGAGGCCCCGCATCTGGCGATGCCAGGGTTCCCTTAAAAGGGACGCTGTGTGAGATTCCAGTGCTGTGCCGCCTCGCACTCGGCTTATTAAAGTCGAGATCTTGGGCGCGGGTCAGACCTATCACTTCGGTGATCGGTCCCTCTGCAAAGGGCGCTGTGGATTCGGTGCTGGCCCGGCCCGGGACTTCGATTATACTATTCTCGGGATTATTTCGGCTCTTCGCTATTTCATGTTGCTATACCAACGCAGGCGCCACCGTAGCATAAATCTACGTCGTGGACAGCCTATTCAGCACGATCTTGGTGCACATGTGCCCGGAGCTTCGGCCTCGGGAGTGCCACACCTGGCCCGGATCACAGCTCCAGTTATCCCCTTTTTATAAGTGCTTCTGAAACCTACCTTCAATCATAACTCATTAGTAATTACTAACTACTAATTACATCTTAGTAATTACTAATTACTAGTTACTAAGCACCTTGCTATCGATTATTACTAAATAGACATCCATCAAAAGTCTTATTACTAAGAAGTAATTACTAATTACTATGAGGGTGGTTACAGTCTGCAATCATAAAGGAGGGTGTGGCAAAACTACAACATCCATCAATCTTGCCGCATACCTCGCTCTCAAAGGCAAAAAGGTCCTACTTATCGACTTTGACCCCCAGGGAGCAGCCAGCACTGGTCTAGGCATAGATAAATGGCATCTGAAGAATCAAATGTACGACGTGATGGTAAAAGAGACCCCTATCCAGGAGGTCGCCCTGCCAACAGAGATCCCTGGGCTCTTCATTGCACCATGCAACATCGACCTGTCCGGCGCGGAGCCGGAGCTCGCCAATCAGATCGCCAGGGAACTGATTCTAAAAGAAAAACTAGACGCCCTAAAGGACTATGATTACGTAATAATAGACACACCTCCGAGTCTGGGGCTGCTCACTATAAACAGTCTCACGCCCTGCTCCTTGCTTCTGATACCATTGCAGGCGGAGTTCTACGCCCTGGAAGGGATGAGCCAGCTTATAAAGATCGTAAAAATGGTAGAGACAAGATTGGGCAGCAAGCCAATGCGCCGCGTTGTGCTCACCATGTATGACGCCAGGACCAACCTCAGTAAGCAGGTTGAGGAACAGGTGAGGGGCTTCTTCAAGGACGAAGTCTTCCAGACCATAATACCAAGAAGTGTCAAATTGGCCGAAGCCCCCAGCCACGGCCAGCCCATATGTCTATACGATCCGGAATCCGCAGGTGCTGTAGCTTATAAAAAATTATCCGAGGAGGTGTTTCAGCTTGGCCCGTAGAGAAGCCTTGGGCAAAGGAATTGGGGCCTTGTTCTCAAATCAGGAGACGGACACTGAGACACCCGGCTCATCAGTAATTACTAATGAGTCAGAAGTAGTTAGTAAGAAGCCTGAAGTAATTACTAATGAGTCAGAAGTAATTAGTAAGAAGCCTGAAGTAATTACTAATGAGTCAGAAGTAATTAGTAAGAAACCGGAAGTAATTACTAATGAGTCAGAAGTAGTTAGTAAGAAGCCGGAAGTAATTACTAATGAGTCAGAAGTAGTTAGTAAGAAGCCGGAAGTAATTACTAATGAGTCAGAAGTAGTTAGTAAGAAACCGGAAGTAATTACTAATGAGTCAGAAGTAGTTAGTAAGAAGCCGGAAGTAATTACTAATGAGTCAGAAGTAGTTAGTAAGAAGCCGGAAGTAATTACTAATGAGTCAGAAGTAGTTAGTAAGAAACCGGAAGTAATTACTCCAAGTGAAAAGGAGAAAGAGCGAAAGAAATCTGGGGTCAGAGGCCTCAAGAACAGGCAACGCTCTCCTGTAATTAAGAACAAGCAGATGATAGAAACGGTCGACCAGGAAATTCTCGAACAGGCCATTGCTGAGGGACTACAGAGCCCTAGGATCTCTACCTGGTCGACTCTTGTAATGTCAACTTTGCGCTACTTGCAACTCACAACAGCCAGGTTCTCAATGAGCAAAGAAGTGAGCGAAACTCTGGAAGCCGCATTTAAGGAGAAATATCCTGAGCTATTTGAGAGGATCGAAAAAGAGATTGAAGAAATGTAGAGGTCATATCGTAATCTGAGAAATAAGCATTCACTCCAGACAGAAACTCTCCGGCCAAAGCGCACTTTCCTCGCTGCATGATTGGACCTCCACCTCGCCACGCTGCCGGAGCATCTCCTCCACCTCCGAGATTTGAATGCCAAAGACCTCGGCCAGGATCTCCATGGCCGTCTGGAGCTCCAGTACCTTGGGATCCACCCAGGGAGACCTTTCGGAACGCTTTACCAACCGCCTCTGGGCTTGAGGACCGATTATTCGCTCAAGAACTCCTGCCATAGTAAGTCTATTGGCCCGGCGAAGATAAGTAGTTTGGCCGGAAAAAGATAGCAGTAGACCATTTTTACACAAAAGGAAAAGACGAATTACATAAAAGCGGGATGGTAAGTATGGCCTGTTCTATATGATTCTTTTGCCCTACTGCTATTGATCTTCCTTGCAGGAGAGTCATCATCATTATCTTAAGTTCTATAAAAAACTTTTTTAAATTGTGTATTTCGTTTCCTTTGGCAACGGTCTGAAGAGGATATCTATCCGTCCAAGGAAATAATATTTGCTTGCTATTATAATAGAAACGAAACCGAAACGGTAGTAGCAGATCAACTAAAGCAAGCATCAAGCATAATTATATACATAATAATTTTATATTTTTTATGTGAATTTCAGTGCACTACTTATCTCTTCAACTCATATTATGGTTCATAAAGGGCAGTACCTCAGTCATTTTGAACCGTTGCCATTTGTTACGTTCACCGCCTTTTTCTATAATATTGCAACCATCTAAATCATCAACCTTGGCAATAATGCGCATAGTCTGGCGGCCATCGTTAGGGGTATGTTCGCATCGCAGAGCTGGGAAAAGACTTTCTGCTTTCTCCATTGCCCTAATAGCATCACGTCGGCTAGGAGCCTGGCCTTCTTTGCCCGCCAGGAAGGTGCGGACATCTGGAGAGCTAAACGCAAAATCTTTCTTTCTATTCTCACCCTTCGCGATGGTCTTTACGTGCTCAAAAAGCATCATGGCCCGGAGCTTGATTTTTGTGGATGCCTGAATTATTTTTTCTGTGGCATTGGCGGCAGGCCTTCTGCCTATGGCCTCTCGGATGGGCTTGAAAGCTCTTTGTATGAATAGATTGAGCAAAATAAGCTTCTGAATAGGCGATTTTTCGTTTTTAATAGTGTTTTGAGCATTGATTAGCATTTCGGCGGAATCTTTCTTGTCTAGTAGCCGCTCCTCCCTGGCAATGTCCAAGATATCATTGAATAAGGCCACCGAGGAGTTATAGAGGGCCTGCAGCTCCGAGGCAGGGATTTCAACAATAGGATCATCTGGCGGTACAAAATCGGCTTTGGGCGAAGGCCCAAAGGTATTTATCCTAGCTAAGGCTATTTCTGTCATAAGGTAAAGCTCCTGTGTCCCATGGAGTATTCCTGTCCAGGGCGGCAACCCTGGACTGGACCTAGTTTTTCAACTATTATTTACTACTATTATATACTAAAATATAATATCCTCTCTCGGGGGGATTGATTTTCTGAAAATGCGTTGATGAGCGTGTTCGGGATGTATCGAGCTAAGTTTATCGGGAATATCCTCTAATGGCCTCTGCTTTTGCACTCCCGATGCAAAATTATATATTCTAGCAATAGCTACGTCTATCATAAGTCTAATTCCTTAATGTGTTGTTCGGCCCAGGGTGCCAGCCCTAGACTGAGCAGTATTTCTTTATTTTTCTCTTAGATCCCATCCTATTTTATGAGGTTTTTAGCGGTTTCTGCTTGTTTTAGTGCATACATAGCGTAGTTAAGGGCATGGGTTCTAGTACTGAATCTCTTCACTTCAATTTGTTGATCCATCCAGTCGACTAACTCGTCATCCATCCTCGCACAAACGGATGTCTTCCCTTCGCCCATGTATTACAATGTATTTTTCTGTCATATTTAAGTTTATTTCTAAAATGAATATAAAGTACTGTAATATAAAACTTATTTATTATATAAATATAGATTACTCGGTATGTGTTAATACGTATCCGTAGCTTACAATTGGGCTCTATGGATTTAAAATTAACAAATTTTAATATAGTACCTAGTTTAGTTAAAGAATGTTGACCTCAACATGAGGGCTCAGTAATTCGCGAGAATATCTTAAGGCTCTTGGGAAATAATTGGTCCTGTTTTGTAGCAAGCCGATTGACGATGAATGCATCGACCCGGATTTTCCTTGCGTCATATCATCCTTCGTGACAACTTGTCACAACCCCGTTTCTCTCTAGACCCCTCAGACTCCCCGACCTAAAACCCCGAGACAAATAAACCGTAAACTAACATAACATCCTGTTACATGCCATATTTCCGGATTAATTTATCTCAAAAGGCCACTGTATCCCTGAAGATTCCCCCTAATGTACAAATCACTCCTTCCGACACCTCGCCGAAGGACTGTGACAAACTGTCACAAAGGCAAATCATGTGACAAACTGTCATTATGCATCGGCTGGCTGAATTCGTGCCAATACCATCTCCAACTTTGATGAGCCTGGCAGCCTTGCCCTTCTTCTCAAAATTGACCTTATCAGGAAACAAGAAGGCGGCCCGGCGCATGGCTCGCAGGGCCTGCTTCTGGTGGATCTTCTTTTCCTCTCTTGTCGAGATGATCCTTATGGAATCGTTAGTGGTAAGCTGTTTCAATTTGCGATCGGTTTTGAATGCGTACAGGAGAATCTCGGCCCGAAACACCTCTGCGGTGGTCAGGCTCAGCTTGGGCCTGCCTAAGATGAATGTTACAACGGCTCTCTCCAGGTCGGCCAATTGTTTCAAGGCGTTTACTGGTGTTATAATATTGCGTTTTTTGGCCGTCTCTATGGCCTTCCACTCCTTTTTTACATGGGCGTAGAGGCTCTTCGTCTCCGGTGTGACCGGGAGCTTCTCCAGGTCCTCCAGGCATTCATCCAGCCCCTGGCGTTGCTCGGAGAGAAGAGACCGGAAGCCTTCCTCGAACTCTTCGATCAGGGCCTCCATGTTCCTGTTGGCCCTCTCCAGCTTCTCCTTTTCGAGAGCGAGCGTGAAAATCTCAGTTGAATTGTTGAGCCCCTGGTCTGTCTTGCTGCGCATCTTCTTTATCTCGATTATCTCACGCTCTCGCTGCCTGAGCCTGTGGGCCAGGTTCTCGAAACCCTCATTTTGCAGGGCAATGAGTGAATCTTGCTCCATTATCCGGGCCTCGAGCTCTGCAATGGTCCTCTTGAGTGAAGCCGGCTCGCTGGAGGAAAGCTCCTGCGCAGTGCGAAAATCGTTTATATCAAATGCAGCAAGCTTATTCATGCCTGAAAACCCCAGCTCGCTACGAGATTCATGATTGCTTGCTGTGGTGCGAACCTCCCAAAGACTCGCATCAGGCCTGGGAGAGCAAGGGCAGCTCTCCTTGTCACTCTTGCTCTCTTAATTTTATATGTAGCACACTGCATCTTGCTGTTCGAATGTGCCGTAGCCGTTTGATTTTGGGCTGCAGCGAGACCAAAAAAGCTTGTTGCGGTGCACCCGGCTGGAAAGCAAAGCCTTTTATCTTTTCGCTCTACATATATCATCTGACTTGCCTCTTTACTTCTAGGTTAGCCATGGCTGAATGTATCGGCGCTAGATTTCAGGCAGGTCGGCACATCGCAAAACCATCTCACCACTGGCTTTGCAAAGCTTTGCGACGAAGAAGCCCATACTTTTTCGTCGCGAAGACCTAATTCTTCCCTGCCTTCATCCCCCACTTGTAGACAGGTTTCTTACTACTTATTCTATATTTGCCGTGGCCAACAAAATATAAAACAGTTTTGCATGAATTGAAACTATATATTCATAAAGTTCATACGATTAATCGTTATGCTTCGTATATTTATGTAAATTTTACTTGATCAAAACTAAGCTTAGTTTTTTTCCTCATACTGCTACAATATTTAAATAGTCGTGAAATATCCAATTATTTGGTGAGGTGGGTTTGTGCAGGTGGCATGTGTGAGAGGCGTCTTCGTTCCTGCCTAAGCGTGTGGGCGCTTGGCAGGGGTAAAACATCTGCTTCTCCGGGCTAGCCTGTAGATCGCGTTTCACCAGGATTTTGCAAAAGAAATGTGGTGAGCGAGATGTGCCAAATTGTGGGTATCAATAGCCAGGCCTATGAGCCCTGGCAAGAGGTCGCTCTAATGGGGGCGACCTCATGAAGAAGGAGTTTGCGGGTACTCTTCTGACCAGCTTCGGCATGATGGGCTCCGTCCATTTCAGCCTGGAAATGCCTGGGTCTATCATCGGAGACGCAAACCAGTTCCTTGAGGAAGCGAAGGGAAAGCGCGTCTTGGTGACTGTCGAGACCCAGGAGGTGGCGGATTGAGGATGTGCCGCCCCTGCTCCGTGGCCTTGGAGAGCACCAGGACCGCCCTGGAGGAGATCACAGCCCGCCTCAGGGAAGACGAATACGACATGCATAGCTTTCCATCTGACCTTCAGATGAGCTTCTTGATCATGGCCGAGATGGCCCGCATGATGCACCTTCCAGGGCTGGATAACGATATTGAGGCCCTGGCCAGGGCTTTCATGGACCAGTTAGAGCCCCTCCATGCCGATCTATCTGATATTACTTTGGAGGTGCAGAGGTGAATTGTACCTTACCTTATTACAAATCCTTAAATATAATAAGAATTACTGATCCTTTTAATGCTCAGGCTTTCCCGCTCGTGAGCAGATCTCTTCTGGGGGACTCTGTCGATGTTTCTTGAGCCCCTCCGGGAACCTGGGACAAGACTTGCCACTGAACATCACGGTGGCAAAGCTGGCCGTTTCTGGGGTTTTGAGAAGGTAGTGCTTGAGGATATCACCCTCTTCCGGCCTCGAATGTGCCCGCATTGCAAGCAGGATGCCGTAACTTTCGATAAGCGACAGATTCCTTGTTGCCCGGTTTGCGGGACTGAACCCAAAAAGTCGCAGCCCAGGAGAAAATCAAGGCAGGATATAGAGCGCTACAGGAGGCTGAAAGAGCAAAAGAGAGGCAGAATAATATTTAAATAATGAAGCCAGATATGTTCTTTGAGATGGAAGAAGAGGCGCTATTCAAAGAGATGGCCAAGCTCGACAGGGAGCTGCTGGCCATGATTGAGGCCGATCCAGAGCTGGAGGAGATCTATGCCGAAGAGATGGGTGAAGCTCCCGGCTCTGTGGTCTACCTCCCCCGAGCCCCAACGCCGGAAGATTGGGCTAAGGCAGCAGAGTTGGCAAAGCAGAAATAGAGGTTTTTATGCCGTTCAGGCCAAAGGATACTTTACGAATGCTAGCGGACGCTGGCGCTGATCCAGATTCGCTCTTGATCCTGGAAACCCATGAGAAGGTGGATTACAAAGAGCTGGGTCTTCCCACCCAGGGCATAGCCAAGGTCTTGCAGGTCGCTGGAGTGCTCAAATTTGAGGGAAAGCGCAAAATCGATTACCGCAAGCGCCGTAATGTCTGGGGCAGAGGCCCTCATTACCCCGTTCTGAGGGATCTACTACAAGAAAAATAGGCTGGAGTTTCGCAAGGCTTGCGGACTGCCTTTGTAATAGGGCTCTTCGTAGCGATTATCGTGCCAATTCTATTCAGCACAATTTTATAAGCATCTTTTCCTACCCGTAAAGCAGGGTTTGTGCGATGGAAAAGAGTCATTATGCCAATTCACGTCAACACCGGAAAGCAGGGGCCGGGTCGATGCATATTCCCGCATTTTCCCTCACTAAATGAATTATGCTCCCCATTTTTGGCCCCGACCTCTGCCCGGAAATAGACCGCCCTTTGGGAAACGTGCCGCCTTCTTTGCAGGGCCTCCGTCTTCCCTCAGGGCGGTCTTGCTTTTAGAGCTGCCTTGCCGGCAGCCTGTGCATGAATGCCTCGGGACGCGAGCGTCCCAGAAATACCCAGGGGTGAGCCTGGGGATTAGGAGAAAAGGACCATGAGAATTATTGAAGACACAGGTTCGAAACTAATAACAGCAGGAATTGCCTCTCTAAAATTGGCTAACCCGAATGCGTGGGTCGCATTCAAGAAAAGCCTCAAGTGCGTGGCAATGGGCGTCTGTGCCCTGGATGAGATAACAGATGATGACCAGGTATCATCCGAGGAGATTTCCAAGGTTCTGGCCATGGCCCAGGATTACGGTGCCATAAGAACTTTGCAAGATATGTTGTGGGGCTTGCTGAAACATGTGAAGGGATAAGGCATCTCTTCATGAAAATTCCTACCAGCGAGGGTAGGGAGAGGAGGAGTAATAATTGTATCATTATTCTAAACTGTTGCTAATCACGATTTTCATCCTCTATCTGCATTTCAGCCCTGGCCAATGCACAATAGAGTTTCGAGAAGATTTCTCAGGAGAGGGAGACCTTCAGACAGATCGCAATTACAACGGAATAAAAGGCGGAGTTCTTACTAGGGGTGCAGAGTCCATCTATTACGGCCAGGTCTTAACACCTTTTCAGAACTTCCAAGGACTAAGAGCCATATGTAATCAGAGCAGTTACTACGTAGCTACAGAGGGCCATTCTTTACGGATCCGCAATTCTTCTGATCTAAACGCCACAGCTAAAATCTTGTCATCTTTAGACGGAGAGAATTTGACCAGAACTACATTCTTTTCGGCCTCTGGAAATGGTAAGGTTCGGGAGAAGGTTCTTGCACCAGGTAAGTTTAGCCGGCCCGTGGAGATCTCTAGCTTGTGGCACTCCGGCAGGTTCAAGCTCAATTCTACAGTGGTGGTGGGATCATAGACCCACCAACTGCTAAAAGCAAAGCTACAGCCCGGCTGAAGAAGAAAAGGCAAAGCATGCCTACTCAGCAGTATCCTCTGCCTCCTGAAATTGCAGGCCGAAAGCTAGACCTGAACCAAATCAAGTTCCTGGCCAGGTATGCCGGCATGACGAGAGGCCCAAATTAAGGAGAATTAACAAATGGCTGATGAAGATGAAGGATTCAATTGCTGCGGAGAATCCCCTACCGGAGCCCAGGCAGCAGAGTGCATAGCGCAGGATCTTGAAGACAGAATCATACCATGCGGAACAAGAAAACCAGCAGGCCAGGAGAGGCTTTACAGAACGACTACTCAGCTCTGGCTTACCAGGCAGGGATTCATAGCCTGGTCAAAGAAGCAAGGCAAAGGTGTTGATCCAATCTGTTGGTTCACGGAGATGGGACACGGACCTGTACCGGCTGATGTGCAGATCGAGATGTGATGCAAATTGATGCAAAGTGATGCAAGCATGCAAACGGATTGCAAGACGAGTGCAGCATATTCCGGCTCGCCAGCACGGACAATAAACGCAATCCTCTACCACATCAATCTATTGATCCATCTTGAGCAGCACATTTTAAGGGAAGCATCTAAAACGGGCAAGCCTTAACTTTGCATCATTTTGCATCAGTACATCAGTCGGCCTAATAGGGTCACTGCCTGCCGGATGGCTTTGCATCAGTTTGCATCAGTCCAGTTCTGCATCACGAATTTCTTTGCATCACTACCTAAGGACATATCTATGGCATTCGAATCCCTGGCTCCTTTTATCGACCTGATCGAGAAAGGATTTGCTGACAAGAAAAGTCCCAGGGCGATAGCTAGGGAACTGGGGAACCCTAACCTCTACTCGACAATCAACCGCTACAAGGTGGCGGTCTGGGGATTAAAAGGACTGGTGAAGGATGCCAAAGATATCAGGGCCCAGAAGCATGAAGAGGCCAGAGGCCAGGCAGTCGAGGAAGTAGTAAAGACTCTGGATGTGCTGCACCTGGGTCTGAAGAGAGCAAAGCAACTCCTGGAGATGAATTTAGGTGATAAATTCCAGGTCTCGGATGGGTCCGAGCACACCTTAACCCTGGGATCGGCCTCCGTCTACTGGCCAATTGGCATGCATATGCTCTTTGAAGCTGCAAAGCTGGAGATGGAGCTCTCAGGTGACGATGCAGAAGGAATCATAGCTCAGGCTATGTCTGACTGGGAGGAGGCCAGGGTAGCGATCCTGAAAGCAGTTGAAGACCACCCAGAGGTGCAAAAGAAGATCATTGAGGCTCTGAAGGACCTCAGAGGATGACGTTTAAGAGGCGCAGAAAGAGCAGCAAGCAGGTACACAGGATAAAATGGAAAAATAGCGATGACCTGCTTTATGCTCTCGATCCTGCCATCTGGATTAAGGAGGTTCTGGGAATCAAACCGGACCCATGGCAGGCTGACCTTTTGCGGTCCAGGGCTAAGAGGATTATTCTCAACTGCTCCCGGCAAAGTGGGAAAAGCACTATCTGCGCCGCCCTGGGGCTGCATGAGTCCATTTACAGGCGCCCCTCTTTTGGAATGGCCATAGCACCCAGCCAGGATCAGAGCGGCGAACTCATGATGAAGTTTGACGAGTTCCGCCAAGCTGTGGAGCTCACCTCTGAGTACTTAGACACGGACACCAAGCTTGCCGTGAAGTTCAGCAACGGCAACAGGTTCATTGCTCGGCCAGGGTCCGCTAAGACCTCCCGCGGTAAATCTGCCGTAACTCTCCTCCTGGAGGATGAGGCGGCTTGGGTGGATGACCTCTTAAAACGCTCAGTCTCGCCCATGTTGGCGGTCTCAGGTGGTCGGTATATAATGATGTCCACGCCCTTTGGCAAGCGGGGCCATTTTCATGACACCTGGACCACAGCTAAAGGCTGGGAGAAGTACGAGATTAGTGCCCACCAGTGCCCCAGGATCTCCAGGGAGTTCTTGCAGCAGGAGCTTGACGATGGAATGCCCGAGCTGTTCTGGAAACAGGAATATTTCAACCAGTTCACAGACACGGATAGCCAGCTCTTCAGTTATGACATAGTTGCACAAGCGTTTACATCGGAGGTACAGGTTCTTGCAATCGCCTAAACAAGAGCATCGCTATTTAGTCGGCCTGGATCTAGGACAGGCCAACGACTACACGGCCCTTGGCATCCTGCATCAGAAGTTTATTGAGTCGAGGCACAGATTCGAGTATGAGCTACCTTATCTGGAACGGGTGCGGGGGATGCCGTACCCTTTGATTGTGGAGAAGGTCGAGGCGCTACTGAAAAAGCCGGAACTGCAAGCCAGCGAACCGCCCCTGCTAATCATTGATAAAACTGGGGTAGGGGCTCCGGTTTGTGATATGTTCAATCCCAAACTCATGAAACCTGACACTAGCGGCCTGATTGCGCTAAACAAGGAAGTCATAGAAATTACCATCACAGCAGGCCATACGCCCTCTCGTGTAATTGGGGGCTACCATGTACCAAAAAGGGATCTGGTCTTTGCCCTGCTGGCTATCTACCAGTCACAGCGAATTAAGGTAGCGGAGGCATTGCCACTAGCCGAGCCACTGAAAGGAGAATTAACCAACCTCAAGCTCAAGATAAACACCATTGGCCATGATTCTTATTCAGCATGGCGGGAATCTGAGCATGACGACCTGGTTTTGTGCCTGGCTCTATCTGCCTGGTATGGCGAGTACCGCTATTCCAGACGCCCAAGGAGAACGGGCGTTTTGGATACGAAACCGAATAAATCTGACCTAGAGAGGAGGGTGCATTAAGAATGAGGTGCCTAATTTGTTCTGGTGATATCGGTAAGGAATTTCCTGTACCGATAGCGGAAATAAGATTCACGCCAATTGTGCCTTTCCTTCCCGGTGTGACTCAAAACAAGCTAGGTACGACCATCTTGACAGATCGATTTTGCTGTCAAGAGTGTTACAAAAAGATCAAACAGAACGACCAACTGATTATCGAAGAGGCAGGGAAGATATCAAATGCTAAATGATCTGGGCTTTATTGGGGATGGCAAACCCTGGCCTCCCGAGGATAAAGATGAGGCGGCCAGAATAACTGAGCACGCGCTAATGAGGCAGATTTATAACGGGCTGCATGACCAGGTCTTCCCGCGTTATGCTGCTTATCTTGCCGACAAAGCAGAGAACGAAAAAAAGCAAGTAATCATCCTGGACTGGCCTGAATTGGCCACTACGACTTATTTAAACCTCACATTCGGCGAACCGATAGAGGTTAAAGCCGAGGCCATGAAGGTTATCCCCAAACGCCCAGATGATCAAGTCCTTATTGATGCCAGCCGCTACGGTCATGGTGCCTTTGAGATTTCAGATACAGGAATAGCGGTTATCAATCCTGAAAATATGTATCTGGTAGTCTCTCCAGCAAACATTCAGGATATAACGCATTTTGTATTATTTGCTAAATTTAAACAGAAAAATATTGATGGAAAGGAATGCGAATATATCAAGTTCACGATCCACTCAAAAGGGCAGATCCAGCACTTGGTATTTGAGCTGGCCAGATCAAAATTAGCGGGACCGGTGCCGCTCAGCAACTTCCTGGCATTTGCAAGCATAACGGCTAATGAATTTGGCATACAAAATCCAGAGGTGGATAGTGTCTTGGTGGTCCATGTGCAAAATCAGCTCTCCAGTGAGCGATATTATGGGCGCTCGGATTACAAGCCATCGATCCTCTCTTTAATCGAATCCCTGGAGATCTCATTTGCGGAACGGGATGAGGTGCAATCCAAGTTTACTGCGCCCACACCAATCATCCCGGAGAGTGCCACGGTATTTGATCACGGCCTGGGTGAGTGGGTCTACCGGCCGGGAGAGCCCATATTTACAATGCCGGGGGACGTACCGCCTGGCCTGATGGTCTGGGACGCCCAGCTCGCCCATGTAGAGGCAGCCATTGAGCAAAAGATGGATCAGCTCTTGCAGATGCTCCAGCTTAGCAAGGTTCTTTTAGCAGGAAAGGACGCCGGCGCTGCGGTATCAGGGACTGCCCTGAAATTCAGGCTCATCCCCACCCTGGCCCAGGTAGGAAAGTATGCCCGAGCTGCAGAGGAAGCAATACCAAGAGTGCTGAATCTGTGGTCCCAATTGCACCCTCCCATTGTGGCAATCAAAGATATTCACGTCAAGCTCAAGGACGGAATACCTGAGGACCAGATTGAGATCGCTAAAGCAGCACAACTTTGGGATGCAATGGGCGCAATCTCATTAGAACGCAAGCTCGAACTGCAGGGCCTAAAAGAAGGCAGCGAAGCTTATGAGATAGAATTGGGCAGGCTGCGTGGTGTGCAAGCTGCCCTGATTGTACCGAAGAGCAGGCTCCCTCCTCTGGAGTTAAATGGCTAAGCTGACAATTCAGCAATCCTCATTATCGGGTGCCCAAGCAAAGCGCCTGGTGCAAATGTACGAGGGTGCTGAAAAGGATTTGTTAAAAGAGTACAACAACGCCCTCATTGCTCCAAACAATCTTCAAAAGCTGGCAGATTTACAGCGGAATATCAATCTCATCAGGCAAGAAGTCTTAGCCGGCAGTCGCATCTGGTGTGATGAGGCAATCGAAATGCTCTTTGATCTCGCTGCCTCTGAAGTGGACAGATCCTTGGGCAGCAAAGAAGCCACACCACAGTTTCAGAAAGCTAAAGAAATCTTGGCAGACAATGCTTTTGAGAGCTTCGTTGAGGTCGATTCGGTTATTAAGCGCCGAGTGGAGCAGGTTATTAGACTTCTCTCCATGGAGCAACTCAAAGGCGAGTTATCAGAACGAGACACCCTGGAGCAAGTAGCTCAAGCCCAAAGGGAAAAGCTGGCAGAACAGGGGATAACCGGATTCAAAGATGCAGCCGGGAAACAGTGGAATATTGTAACCTACGTAGAAATGCTGGGGCAACTGGTAACAAGAGAGGCCATGCTTGAGGGAACTGAAATCAGAGCCCTAGAACATGAGCAGGATTTAGTTCAGATAACAGACGAATCAACAAGCTATACCTGCGAAAATTGCCTGGATTGGGCGGGGCGGATTGTGAGCCTGACAGGCAAGACACCTGGCTATCCTACTCTGGATGATGCCAGGGCAGGGGGCATATTTCACCCCAATTGCATCCACAACATACTGATCTTGTAAGCCTCATTTTTAAAATCATAAATTCTATTTTTTTTGTTAGTAAAGACAATGAATACGACAAGTTAGGAACGGAGAAAAGCCAATGGAAAATGAAGGAAACGCAGGAGAAGGCCAGGGTGGCCAGGGTCAAGGAGCAGGTCAAGGAGCAGGTCAAGGAGCAGGCCAAGGAGCAGGTCAAGGCTCAGGCCAGGGTACTGGACAAGGGGGCCAGGGCTCTGGTCAGAGTGGCCAGGGTCAGGGTCAAGGAACAGGACAAGGTGCAGCACAAGGAGGCCAGGGAGACCAGGGCCAAGGTTCTGGTCAAGAAGGGAATCAGCAAAAAGAAGCTAAAATGAGTTTAGCAGACTTCGAAACTGCGCTCGGAATGCCGCTCGCAGACGCAAAGGCTCTCCTGGCAGCCGGCAAGAAGCCCAAAGAGGAGCCGAAGGGCGAGACGCTAAAGGGTGCTGACCTGGAACTGGCCAAGATGAAGGCCCTCATGCAGCGCAATGTTCCATCGGGTCAGATCCCGGTACTGCTGCAATTCCTGAACATTGCCGGAACGACTCCTACAGAGATCAACGCCAGCCTTGAAGCCCTGGCTCAGGCCAAAATGCTGCCCCAGGAAGGCCAGCAACAGCAAGGCCAGCAGGGTAACGGGGCTGCACAAGGAGCTGGAGGAAATGCACAAGGGGCTGGGAACCAGGGATTGCAGAATGGAGGCCAGCAGGGAAAGACAATTTGGACTGCGGCAAAGGTCCGGGAACTTCGCAAGACTGGAACCATAACTGCAGAAGTGCTGGCCGATATTAAGCGAGCAGAAGCAGAAGGACGAGTAAGAGAATGAGTCTGGTGAGGTGGTACTTTGGCTTATGAATCGTTTAAAGAAGAAGTAGTGGCGTTGGAGGTGCAACACCAACTACAAGGGGTGTTAGTTTTTGCCCAGGAAGGCGTGATTAATCACAATTTTGAGGGGTCCGTAAAGTACGCTAAGAGTGTGCGCCTAACCGGCATCGGCGGAGTTACTGTATTCGATATAGTTGATAATGTCGATATGCCTGACCCTGAAACCATTGCGGATACAGATACGCATCTGACGATTGATTTCCAGAAGGGTTATAACTTCAAGATCCCCACAAAAGATGAAGCGCAAACCAAAATTAACCTAATGGATGAGGTCAACGTAGAGGCAGCTTATGCCTTGGCTGATGCAGTAGATTTGGCTGTGGCTTCTTGTTATGTCGATGCCAGTGCCGCTAATCTGGTTGGGTCTGATGCCTCCCCCAAGACACCCAACGTAACCAAGGGAGACGCCTCCAACATATTCAAGTTAATCACGGACTGCGGAACCAAGCTCAAAAAGTCCAAGGTGCCGGCAGCGACGCCAAAGTGGATGATCATACCTCCCGAGATGGAGGCACTAATTGTAAACGACCTTCACGATCAGGGTTCCAGCGCGCCAACTGTGGCAACTCCATCAATCTTAAACGGCTCGATTGGCCACATTGGAGGATTTGAGCTACTGGTATCCAACAACGTGCCTAACACCAACGGGACACTGGACAAGATCTTGTTCGGCACTAAGAATGCCATAACCTTCGCATCTCAGGTAGATGATACTCGTATCCTGCCGATGGAAAAGCAGTATGCCAGAAAGGTAGACGGGCAGTACGTGTTCGGCAGAAAAGTAGTGAAGCCGGCGTGCTTGGGCGTCATGACGTGCAACTTCAACTAAAGAGGTGGATAAGATGAATAGGATTCTATATTTTTTGCTAGCCGGTGCTTTACTACTAGCCGGTGTGGCAGAGGTACAGGCTACAGATACCGCGCTCACTGCAGCCGGGACACTAACGGGTGAGAATAGTTATGTCACGACTGCCTATTGGAGTGCAGCTCCCACGAGCACGAATACAAAGTATATCGCCTACGATAGCGCCTACAGGTATTTCGTGATTATCAACGCTACATCAGTGGGAACAAGTCCAAAACTGAACATCTTGGCCGGAAATAACCCGCCTGCATTCCGGGCAGGTATTGGCAATCTAGCTGTCCCTCTTGCAGTCAACCGCTCGGTCCTGTGCGGCCCGTTGGAGTCAGCCCGGTTCCTGAACACTACAAAGTATCTCAAGTTCTCGACTACAAACGTAACCACAGCCACTATGGCCATTCTGAAGGTGTTAAGATAGTCCGAGTCTTTAACAAGATCGAAAAGACAACCTGGGAGATCTCAGATGAGAGCACTCTCAAGCACTTACGGAAATATCCTGAGAAATATGAGATCGGGCCAGCAAAAGAAGATCATCCCAAAGAGATAGACAAGGGCGAGAAGGAAGATAAGCCGGTAAAGCCCGGCAAATAATCTTTTTTTAGGTGTGCATTATGGCCAATCCACCCGTATTAGACGCCTATGCGACTTTGGCCGAAATGGCAACCTACTTAGCAGGGGATGGCCGGGCAGCAGAATTTCTGGCGTTAGCAGACCCTCAGAAGACCTCTTACCTGAACCGGGCCACCCAGGCTATTGATTCAGGGAAGTTTAGGGGCACAAAATACGATACAGGCATAACTGCTGGTATCCTAGATCAGAAAAGGGCGTTCCCCCGAATTATCGATGGTGTGATCCTGGACTACAACAGCTCCAGTGGGCTTGCAATAGTCCCCCAGGATGTTAAATCGGCATGCATCGAAGAGGCGTTAGAGATCTATCTTGCTGGTCTAGGTGGCCGCAAGAGGTTACAAGATGAGGGGGTGCAGTCTTTTGCTCTCTCTGGCAAACTATCAGAGACTTTTGTAGTAGGTGCAGGCAGTCAGTACTTGCAAAGCTCTGTAGCTCGCAAAATATTGCGAAAGTATCTGGGATCGAGATTAAGGTAATTGCTACACAGAAGGGGCAACAGGGGGTGTAAATAATGGATCTCGGCATCGAAAGGTATCATGGAAATAGCTTAGTCTTGCCCGTGGCCTTAACTGATTCACAAGGTGTAGCAATATCTCTTGTAGGTGCCCTAATTCAGTTTAAACTGGGGGAGATTACGGAGTTATCAAGCGGCTACACAATAACTCGAAATGACCTTGCAGGAACCTTTGTCATAATAGTTTCTGCTACACTGATGGCCACCTTGGCAAATCCCATCTACTACTTCGCATGTGAGGTCACGTATCAATCAGGAATTAAAGAGACGTTGTTCGTTGGCAAATTGACCATAAAGGAAAACGTGGTGCCGTGACGCTTGTCACAGTGACTAATCTGTCTCCTGTGGTGACTGTGACAGATTCGTCCATAGGATTTCAGATTGGGGTGGGAGTTGATCCCCCTATCTTCAACTTGACGGGCCATTCGATATTTGCGGTATCGGGTGGCCTGACTGCCTACCAATTTGTGATAATTGCACCTGATGGAACCTGTCATTGTGCAGATGGTGAGAACCCGTCACATGCGGGGCTTGTAGTCGGAATCACGGCAGAGGCAAGAGCTGCAGAGCAACCTGTCACAATTCAGATCGCAGGGGAGATCACAAATCCATTATGGGAATTAGATGCAGGCGAGATCTATTATCTGGCCCTCGCCGGAACGATATCAAGAACACCACCGAGCAGAGGTTTCTGGCAGAAGGTCGGAAACGCGAAGAATCGGACGACTTTGATCATTAAGTTGGGTGAACCAGTTTTGGTGATATGAATGGTAGCTGAGAAATTTCTAAAGAAAGGGGCTGGAATATTACAGGAAGCGCAGGCAATCGACACGAGTGCAGGCGCGAGTAGCGCGGGCAAGATTGCATGTCTTGACGAAGATGGAAGGTTCAACGAGAACATGATGCCAGCAGGAGTGTCCGCTGAGACTCAGGTATGCAAAGCAGGTGTTGGGGGACTAGCTGCAAATGATGTAGTGTATATCCATCTGGTAACTGTCACCCTCACAGCAGATAAGGCAGACGCTACAGACGCCACTAAGAGGGCACAGGCGTATGTAAAGGACACTGTCGAAGCAGGGGCAGATGTCACAGTTTATTTAGATGGCGAGCTACCAGGAACTTCCCTCACTCCGGGTGCGAAATACTATCTGACGACCACACCAGGCACAGTATCGACCACTGCACCTTCAGGATCAGGCAATATGGTCCAGTGCGTCGGTGAAGCGAGCAGCGAGACTGCAATAAAGTTCGACCCCGACAAGATCCCCATCGTGCTGGTGTGAGTATGAAGGCCCTCCAAATAAATGCCGGTGCTGGTTTCTTACAAGAAGTCGAAGGGGTCATTGTGCGCCACTCCGGCACCTCGGAGGGCACCGGGGACGACCAGGAGATCAGCCATGGCTTCACTGTTTTACCGAAGAAGTTTAAACTGATTCCCCTTGATGTCGGGGAGTCCACCGTTTTTTCTAATCGAACGGTGGACACCACTCATTTTCACATAACGGTCTCTGTAGGCAGACACTTTGCCTGGGTGGCGGAGGATTGGTAGATTATGTCAGACGCCCTAAAGAATATTGTAGAAAGTTGTGTTCTCTCCAAAGAAGATCAGATCTCACTACAAGGGCTGATCCCAGAGATTGAAACGGCCATCCAGAGCCATACAATCTACAGGACAACTACTGAAGCCCTTTTCAGTATTTTAAATGATGTCAAACACCCTACCGCGGCAAGCAAATATCATCAAGCAAAACGCGAGCAGTTGGTGATGTTTGAAAACCTCATGGGACTCTCATTTAATTATCGACTTACTAATATTGAGCTAGACGAAGTTCTAATTAAATTGAGTAAGGCAGAAGGCTCTAAACTAAGGAAACTAGAAGTAAAGAGGGACAGGCTCCAGTTTAAACTTATGTGGATGCGCAAGGACGGCGAAGAACGTATCAGAGAGTTAAAAATGTGGTCCCAAATCAAGGAGGATCTCGCTGAGTCCGATGATTTTGATATCAATGATAAAGACGCAGATGAATTGAAGGGCCTTACTTTACGATATCTCTGGGAGTTACCAGCGGCCTGTAGAGCAGGAAATGACGTAGGAGGGGCCATAAATGTCATAGCCCAGGCTAGGACCATGCTTGCTGAATGCGAGAGACGCAATATCAAACTACCACAACAGCTAGTCGAAAGATCAAAGAAACTTCTCCGTGGTGCCTGAAATGACAGGGACATGGAGTGCGGGAGCAAACTTAGCAACCGCAAGAATGGAACTGGGAGGTGGCGGTAATTCCCAAGATGCTATTTGTATGGGGGGCATGGATGGGTCTTATGATGATACTGCTAAAACTGAGGAATATAACGGCACTGCCTGGAGTTCTGGCGGTGATGTATCAATAGTACGGATTGAATTTGTGGGGAGGGGCAACTCAACTGATGCAATTGTTATGGGTGGCCTAGATACAAATGATTATCAACCGACTCTAGAAACTGAAAAATATAATGGCACTACCTGGAGTTCTGGTCCTAATTTAGCATCAAAACGACAGCGTCCAGCGGGTGGCGGTAACTCCTCAAACGGAATTTGTATGGGTGGCCACCTGATGGATGAAAATCAAGAGCAAAGTTACCTCGTAACAACGGAAGAACTTAATGGAACGGCCTGGGGTGCGGGAGGGGATCTTGGCACAGAGGTATATCATACCGTAAGCGGCGGCAATTCGTCAGATGCTTTTTGTACCGGTGATCTCGAAGACTTCATTACAACCCAAGAATATAATGGCACTGCCTGGGGAACTGGTGGAAACCTTGGGGTAGGGAGAGAGGGGGCAGCAGGAGGCGGCAATTCTACCGATGCAATTTGTACAGCTGGCATGATTTGGTCCCCTTATGGAGCAACCAAAAAAACAGAGGTATATAACGGCACTGCCTGGGCAAATGGTGGCGATTTATTAACTGGACGATACCAATTAGCAGGAGGCGGCAGCTCATCAAATGCAATTTGTATGGGTGGTCTAAATAGCCAAGGAATCACAGTACTCTCTGCAACTGAAGTATATTCAGAGGGGTCTTCCGCTATAGTTATCCCAGTCTTTATGAGTCAATATATCCGGAGGTGGAATTAGGTGATACCATTAAGGCAATCGACCGCATATACCTGGAAGGCGGGACCGTTCCTTGATGACACAGACGGCAAAACTGCAGAAACTACCTTGTCGATTGCCCAAGCAGACATTCGCCTCAGCAAGAACGGTGGAGATTCGGCACAAAGTCATAATAGCGCAGGGGCGACACATGATGAGGGTGGTGATTATGATGTACCACTTGACACAACGGACACGGCAACCTTGGGCCATCTTCGAGCCAGGATTCACAAATCGGGCGCTTTGCCAGTATGGGAGAATTTCATGGTATTCCCGGCAAATGTGTTTGATTCATTCTTCTCCTCAGATAAATTGCAGGTAGATGTAGTTCAGCTCCTCGACACTGCCTGGGCTGCCCCGGCCACGGCTGGTCTGCCTGATTGCAATATCAAGCAGATTAGTACTGATGCAGGCGCGGCAGACAATCTGGAGGCTGCCTGCGACGGTGGCACCTACAATTTAGGTGGTGGAGCTGTGGTGGCTGCGTCAGTCACCGCTAAAACTGGGTATGCGCTCAATTCAGACTACGATGCAGCCAAGACGGCAGCATCGCAAAGCTCTGTAAACACTATGGATAGTATCCTGGATGATCTACATGATACAGACCTCCCGGCCACAAAGACCGTCGTAGATGCCAATGGGGTTAAGCTGACGACTATCCAGGAAAAAACAAATATGCTGCCTGTTGTCTGTTATCCTTTTTATGAGCCGCCAGCTTGAAGAGAAAAACCAGGGACAAGAGAATAAGATAAATGCAACTATGAGAGACATAAAATCATACTTTTTTTAAGAGTTTGATGCTTTTAGGTCAGGAGGGTGCATGGAGGAGAACCTTAACGAAACTAAGCTGAGTGAGAATGAATTAGTCACATTAGGGATGATTATAGCCCGCCTAGACACCTTAATTGAATCAAATACAGAAGATCATAATAAGATTTTTGCACAAATCAATGAGACTGATAAGAATATAGTCATTCTGAAATTTTCGAGATGCGCCTTTTCGTGGCTAGATAACAGGGGCGTTATTAAATGGGCAACAGCAGCATGTTTTGTGTTTATAATTGATTGGTGCACAAGACACTACGCATAATTTTTAGGGAGATAATATTCAATGGGATTATTAGATGCATACAAGGATTCGATGGGAGAATCTGTTATCTGGCGGCACAAAACAGGCGTAGATGCAAACGTGGATCCAGTTTATTCAGACTCTAAAATTACTGTTTTGTGGTACGATGAGGTAAGGCCATTCTCCTCTGAAGAGGGCAGGCAGCTGCAACAGATTGCCTATATTCTGACATCTGACCCGCTTGAGAGAGACGACCTAATCACGAGAGGCGGCTACTCCTGGCCGGTGATTGGCCTGGGCAAAGATCCGAGCATGGGACCGGAACATATGAGGAAGGCATACTTAGGGCAGTTCATGATTTGAGGGAGAACGATGGCAGGCTACACACCACTAGATAATTTGCTTGCAGCATTAACCGGCAATTCGGCACTAATGGCTCTGGTTAGTTCCAAGATCTTCAAGAACAAAGCCATCTCAGCCAGTGCGGTAGATATCAATGGATCCGTCACCAAAAGCCAGATCTCCTGCGAGCTATCGAACATGAGCGGCCAGATCCTTTCTGCAGACCAAATATTCATCGTGGACATCAGGACCAGGAAAGAGACCGCAGGCGACAGAGGGGCTGAGTATTGCGCCCAGATTGCCGATACAGTACGTACTATTCTGGACGATGGATTTTCTGGTGCCGAGGTCCTTAAGGTCCAGGGGGAGGTAGCCTTTGACAAAAATATTGCGGCCTTCCGCTGCCGCCTTGAGGTACATTGCCATGTAAAAGTCAGCTACACCTTGTCCCTCACACCTTCAGTTGCCAGCCCCCAGGGTGCCGGCCAGGAGATTATATTCATTGCAGCTGCGACGCCTTCGCAGGGCCTGGAGTATCGCTTTTTCGTAACTGGGCCAGGGACTGGCTCAGTAGCCCGAGATATGACGGGTTGGCAGACTCGTAATAGCTTTTCCTGGCGGAGTCGAGACCAGGATGTAGGAGCCTCTGTTATCACAGTGCAGGTGCGGGGAGGCATATCAAAAGGGGCAGCAGACCAAAGCACAACTGCTAGTTACACGATAACAGCCGCAGCCGCCATAGGAACAGTGCCGACAATCACCAGCCTGGCTGCGTGCCTGGCAAGCCCCCAGCCACCGGGGATCGAGATAGATATCATCTGCACAGCATCAAGCCCGGATGGAAATGAACTGCAATACAAGTTCTGGCATCAGCCGCCTGGAGCCTCGTACTGGAAGGATCTGAGTTTCTGGATAACACAAAATTGGATACGCTGGAAGCCGAAACTTGCAGATTCCGGAACAAACAGTATCCGGGTTGATGTCATAGATGGGAAACATGCAGGCAAAGGAAGCTATGATGCAAGGACGACTATAAGCTTTACAGTCGCACCATGAGGTAAAAATGGCAACAGGATTATTATTCACGGTAACAAACCCGGACGCATCGGTGATAGAACTTAATCCAACCGAATACCGAGCAGATTGGCCACTCGGGGGACACCAGAGCCTGAGCTTCAAATGTTATGATGGCCAGTTGATCGATGAGAGAGCAAGAATAAACGTCCATAAGTCAGGGCAGACTATGCCTGTATTCTGCGGGTTTTTCGACCGCATCAAGAGACCTTCATTCAAGTCTGGGCTGCCTCAGCAATATCATTGCTCTGGATTCTCAAAACTGTTGAATTACAGGCACGCATTCCAAAAGAATTATGCAAGCACGGTTACTGTAGATGAGATGTTGGGGGACGATGTAACCACCCAAGGCTTGCTCTTCCAGGCAAGTTCCCTCTCAAGTGGCTGGGAGGTGTCATATTATGAAGGCTCTCCAGCAGGGACATACTGCATGAGACAGGCGGGCACGAATGCGCTATACACCCCCCGGATTCCTGCAGCAGATCCTGTAATTTATTTAGGGGCAACGCTTCTTACAAAAGCGGCGAGCCTGGCAGGGATGGCAATTAACCAGTGGTTCAGGGATACAGAAAGACTCTATGTCAGGACTGGTGTAGCTGCGCCAGAGGGAGATCCTCAGAATTATCCGTGCTACATAATTGGATGGAAGAACAATCATCTAAAAGCAGGGATCCTCTCAGAAGACAACTTGATTGATCCTGGAATGGATGTGCCCAACGAAAGGATCTGGACTACGTTTGCAAGGCTCTATGATAACCAGGGCCTGGAATTCCGCTTCACAAATCGGGCAGACGGAGACCAGAATCTTGATGCAGCGATGGGCAGACTTTACAACGGGTGGTATGACTCGCCTGCAAAAACTTACGTCGAGGCAGATCTCATTGATTTCGAGACCGGCACAATGGATGATACAAAATTCGGATTCGATTCAATAATACTGCGTGGCTCGGCAAGTATCATAGACTATACTCTGTATGCACCCAAGAGATGGGGACGCCTGAAAGCGCTTGGCCAGGATGATCCACTTGCGGGTGGAATTTACAAAGAATTTGTGCCATATAGAACAAACATGGCAGATACGCAATTGGAATTTCGAGCACATACGACCATAAGCCAGATTGGAGATGAGAGATACCTGAAGATCTGGGCACTGCCAGACTGGACACTGATGGCAGGCGATTTTGTGAGGGTCACCATCACCAGTGAGCCCTACGATGGACAGTACAATATGCGTATCCTGGGAAAGGCATTTGAATATAATCGACTCGGGGGGGATGTTATGGAGCTGACTCTCTTCGATGGCATGATTGAAGAGATATAGAATTTTTTGGAGAGATAAATAATGACCTGCTCAGTTGAAGAAATTACAATAATGATTCACGAAGGCTCTGCTGAAGCAGGATCATGTCCAGCTTGCCTGGACAACATGGGCAAAACATATGCAACAAACACAGATACAGAGCCTTACAGGCTGCCAGCTCACAATCTTTGCAAATGCTCGTGGAACAAAACTGAGATAACCTGCATCAGCAGGGCAAAACTGGAAGCGCTTAGATCAATATTAGAGGAAGTAAAAGACGAAAATGCAAATGAAGAATCGATATTAGACGAGCAGCAACTTTTGATGAACGCAGCCGATGCAATAGTAGTAGCTCAGCAGGCTATTGCAGCCGATTGTTTAGAATCTGAGGAATATTACCGGGGAGTTGCTAATGGATGGCAGGCCCAGTATGTGGCTGCCTTAGACGCGATCGCAGAATACCAGGCAATCCAGGCCGAACAGCGAGCCCTCATGGATGCAGCCGATGCAATAGTAGTAGCTCAGCAGGCTATTGCAGCCGATGCATTGGAGTCTGAGGAATATTACCGGGGAGTTGCTGATGGGTGGCAGGCCCAGTATGAGGCTGCCTTAGACGCGATCGCAGAATACCAGGCAATCCAGACCGAACAGCGAGCACTCATGGATGCAGCCGATGCAATAGTAGTAGCTCAGCAGGCTCTTGCCGCAGATGCATTGGAGTCTGAGGAATATTACCGGGGAGTTGCTGATGGATGGCAGGCCCAGTATGAGGCTGCCTTAGACGCGATCGCAGAATACCAGGCAATCCAGGCCGAACAGCGAGCCCTCATGGATGCAGCCGATGCAATAGTAGTAGCTCAGCAGGCTCTTGCGGCAGATGCATTTGAGTCTGAGGAATACTATCTCGATTTAGCTGCTGGATGGCAAGCAGAATCTGACGAAACAATGCTTCTGATAGCTGAGTATGAGGACATCCAGGCAGAACAGCAGGAACTGATGGCGGAGTATCTCGACATAGCAGAAGAGGCTCAGGGAGAAGCAGAAGCAGCCTATGCTGAATATCAAGATTACTGTGATCTAGCCGACGACTGGACCGCATTAGCAGAAGAAGCAAATGCAACTGCTTCAGAGTATGAAGATATTCAGGCAGAACAGCAAGCAATCATGACAGAATCAGAAGATATTGCAAATGATGCATTAGATGAAGCAGAGGCAGCATATGCAGAATCCGCATCTTGGCTGGATCTATGCAATGATTGGCTTGACCTGGCAGAAGAAGCAGCAATTTTGGCATCTCTGTATGAGGACATCCAGGCAGAGCAGCAAGAACTGATGGACGAATATCTCAACATAGCAGAAGAGGCTCAGGGAGAGGCAGATGCAGCTTATATTGCATATAATGAATACTGCAATCTTGCAGCAGATTGGATAACATTAGCAGAAGAAGCAAATGCAACGGCTTCAGAGTGCGAAGATATCCAGGCCGAGCAATGGGATATAATGGTAGAGTGCAGTGCGATTGCAAACGAGGCACTAGATGAAGCAGAAGCGGCCTATCTGGAGGCTAACGATTACCAGGACTTGGGCGATGAGAATTACGACCTGGGGATGGAATGGGCTGCACTCGGGGATGAGTATTATGAGGACGGGCAATACGATGAAGCAGATGAATGCTATTTAGAAGCCGAGCAGTGCTTTGATCTTGCAATAGAATGTTATGATAATCGAGATTTTTACAATGATTTAGGAAACCAGGCCATACAAATTGCAGAAAGTGCATTAGCGGAGTACGATGCCGCTGCTGTGATATATAACGCACACGACCCGACTTCACTTTACGCAGATGCTGCAATCTATTTAGAAAATGCGAATGCCTGCCTGGATCAAGCCGAATATTATGAGGGCCTGGGCCTGGAAGCAACGGCAATAGTAAATGAGGCGATGGATAATTACGATGCAGCAGAAGCAATATACAACGCATACGACCCGGCTCCACTTTATGCAGATCAGGCAACATATACCCAAAATGCAAGCGACTGCATGGGCCAGGTAGACTATTATTTTGCATTGGGCAATGAAGCTACACAAATTGCAGAAGATGCATTAAATGAGTACAATTCAGCAGAATCAATATACAATGCATACGACCCGACTTCACTTTACGCAGATGCTGCAACCTATTTAGAAAATGCGAATGCCTGCCTGGATCAAGCCGAATATTACGATGGCCTGGAAGCAATGGCAATAGTAAATGAGGCGATGGATAATTATGATGCGGCTGAAGCAATCTATGATGCCCACGGCACAACACAGCTACAGGCAGATGCAGCAACCTACCTTCAAAATGCCCAGAACGCCGCCGCAGAAGCTGATGCTTATCATGAAGATTACCTGGACGCCCTCCAGGCTGCACAAAATGCCATGGAGGACTATATCAGGGCAGAATCAATCTATGATGCCCACGACACAACACAGCTACAGGCAGATGCAGCAACCTATCTTCAAAATGCCCAGAACGCCGCCGCAGAAGCTGATGCTTACCACGAAGATTATCTGGACGCCCTCCAGGCTGCACAAAATGCCATGGAGGACTATATCAGGGCAGAATCAATCTATGATGCCCACGACACGACAGAGCTACAAGCAGATGCAGCAACCTACCTTCAAAATGCCCAGAACGCCGCCGCAGAAGCTGATGCTTATCATTTAGCTTACCTGGCTGCCCTCCAGGCTGCACAAAATGCCATGGAGGACTATATCAGGGCAGAATCAATCTATGATGCCCACGACACAACACAGCTACAGGCAGATGCAGCAACCTACCTTCAAAATGCCCGGAACGCCGCCGCAGAAGCTGATGCTTATCACGAAGATTACCTAGACGCCCTCCAGGCTGCACAGAATGCCATGGAGGAATATATCAAAGCTGAGTACTACTTCGACGCAGCATTGGACTCACTGGGCATCAAAGAACAATCAGATACTTACTCAAAATGTCTTGAATATCCAATAACAGAAGAGGTTGTTAGCAATTACAACGCAATATGGATAGGTGACTGAGGATGGGAAAAAGAAAAGAAAAACTGGATGCAATGAAAGAAAAGATAAAAATGAACCGGGAGAAATTGGCTAAGATCACAGAACGCCCACCAAACGAAAAAATACCAAAACTGGCCAAACGAAAAGAAGAGCTGACAAAACGAACAGAGGAGCTCAAGAAAAAGCAGGAAGATGGATAAGGCGAATAAGGAACAGAAATCAGCTCCCCAAGATCCAGTTACTCGCATCCAGGGCTGGGTGTGCAGGGGGGCAAAGCAAGGAAGGTCCTCCTCTCCTCCACCCCGGACCCCTCCCACCCTCTCCCTCTCCTCGACTCGATGGTCACGACCGCGGCGGCGGGATAGCCGGGAGTGCAGACAGGTGCCGTCTCCGGCAGGCCGGGATAATTTCGTGCTTCATGGCCTGCTCAGCGCCCGACAGAACGCTTGCGATCTTTGGAGGCATGGATTACAGCCGGGCCAACTCCCGGATCATCTCGCGCGTCTTTTCGCGCGCGGCATCCCAGCAGATTAGGCTGCAGGAAACACCTCAAAATTTGAAGTTCCAGAAAAACATATTTCAAGGGAAAGTTTAGATAGTAGTGATGCCATGACACAAATGCACAAGATTTGGCGAGCATGCCCCTGTCGGACAGGGCCATCCGGGCCAGACGGATGGACTTAATGGGACGGAGAACGTCCCATTTTCACGCATCGAGGTGGTGTTCATTTTCCTAGGAGATGCGTGAAAGGTCTGTGCATATCGAAAATGGCCTTATGCAACTGTTAACTTTCTGAAAGTATTGTAGGAAGTTAACATTATGCGTGAAAATCGTCTTTTTTTCGATATCTGTGAAGGCCGAAAAATGGCCGCCGTCTCCATGGCTGAAAAGTCGTGGCTCCATTGAAACATCTTACAGGCGAGGCCCAGACCGCATTACGCAACGTCTCCATGGCTGAAAAGTCGTGGCTCCATTGAAACAGTAAATCCCTCAATTCCTGTTTGGATTCCACAACGTCTCCATGGCTGAAAAGTCGTGGCTCCATTGAAACGCTATTGGCAATGTCAACAGTGAGCACCCGATTTACGTCTCCATGGCTGAAAAGTCGTGGCTCCATTGAAACATTCTTGTTATAGAGAAATGTGCTTATGCTGGCATGGTCTCCATGGCTGAAAAG